CACCTCAAGAAAAATTAGAACTTAGAAGTTTAGACTCAGGACCATTTAATCAAAAATTATCAGATTTCTTTGAAGACAAAGAAGAAGATATGGAAAAGTCCGGAAAAAATGAGTATATTTTAACTCAAGATGAGGTAGAAGATTTTTCACCAAACGAGATTAAAAAAACATTTAGAAATTTTGAAGACTCAATCCCGTCAAAAGGAGGGTTCCAAAAAATAGCATAACATAAGACGGACTAAAAAAGTCCGTTTTATTTTCACAAACAATTTGACAAACACACGGCTGACACTTATACTTTTATAAACCTTTAAATATTTTAAACACTATGGCGACAAATTCATTAGACGCAGTTTTGGCTCAATACGAGAAAGCAAAACAAGGTAGTACTTCTTCTACCTCAAAATTTACACAAGAAGAAAGAATGAAAAAATACTTCGCGGCTATCCTTTCAGATAAGGAAACTCAAGGCCAAAGAAGATTAAGAATCTTACCAACTACAGATGGTACTTCACCATTTAAAGAGGTATGGTATCACGAGATTCAAGTTGATGGAAAATTCCAAAAATTTTATGACCCGGGAAAAAATGACAATGAACGTTCACCTTTAACTGAGGTTTACGAAGAACTTCGTTCGACAGGTAATGAAAATGACAAAAAATTGTCATCTACTTATTTATCACGTAAATTCTACATTGTTAAAGTTATCGATAGAGATAACGAAGAAGATGGAGTTAAATTTTGGAGATTTAAATCTAACTACAAAAATGAGGGTATCTATGACAAAATCATCCCTATTTACAGAAACAAAGGAGATATTGCTGACCCTGAAAAAGGTAGAGACCTTATCCTTGAATTAACTAAAGCTAAAACTCCAAAAGGAGCGGTTTATACGGTAATTCAAACAGTTATGTATGATGACGCCGCTCCAATTCACGAAGACACAAAACTTTCTGAAAGTTGGGTTAACGATGAGTTATCTTGGGAAGATGTTTACTCTAAAAAACCTGTTGAGTATTTAGAAGCTATCGCAAGAGGTGAGACTCCAAAATGGAACTCTGATAAAGGTGGTTACGATTATGGTAACTCTGATTCTGATGAGATGTCATTTGGTGGTTCTAAACCATCTGCTCCGATTGACCCACAAGCGGGTGCTGAAGAGGATGATGATATGCCATTCTAATCAAACAAAACTTAGACATATAACTTGGACACTAGGTCATACTTAGTGTCCAACTTGTCTAAAAAAACTAAAAAATTAAATTAACATATACATATGGCGATTAAAAAGAAAACATTCTCGCTAGAGGATATAAAAGGTAAATTCTCTACAAAAACAAAATATAAACCTGAAAGTTTCTATAACTGCGGAGATGCCTTTATGGATGCTTGTGGATTACCCGGACCTGTAATGGGGGGTATCAATATGTTCTTGGGACATAGTAATACTTCAAAATCGACAGCTATGATATTAGCGGCAGTGGATGCTCAGAAAAGGGGTCATTTACCCGTGTTTATAATCACAGAAAAAAAATGGTCGTGGTTTCACGCGGTCGAATTAGGACTACAGGCAGAACAAAATGAAAATGGGGAGTGGGATGGACAATTCATCTTTAATGATAGTTTTGATGTTATTGAACAGGCAACTGACTTTATAAATGATGTTTTAGATGCTCAAGAAAAAGGTGATATACCATATAATTTACTATTCTTGTGGGACTCAATTGGTAGTATTCCGTGTCAAATGACTTTTGAGGGCAAAGGTGGCTCTATGCACTCGGCGAGGGTGTTAGCCGATAAAATAGGTATGGGTATTCATTCTAGAATTTCAAAATCTAAAAAAGAGGATTATCCGTATTATAATACAATAGTTTTTTTGAACCAACCTTGGGTTCTGTTACCTGATAACCCCTTTGGTCAACCGGAAATTAAGAGTAAGGGTGGTGAAGCAATATGGTTAGCTAGTAGTTTGGTGTTTTTATTTGGTAATCAAAAAAAGGCGGGTATAAACCATATTACGGCAACTAAAAATGGAAGAACTATTTCATATGCGACTAGAACAAAAATTTCTATATTAAAAAATCACGTAAATGGAATCCAATATAAGGATAGTAAAATTATTGTGGTACCTCAAGGGTATATTGCAGATACGAAAGAGTCGTTAGATAAATATAAAAAAGAGTATTCCGGGTATTGGAACGCCATACTTAGTGGTACGGGGGAGATTACACTTGATGAATCAGAAACAGAAAGTTTTGAAGAAGAATAAAAAAATTGATACTATTATTACTTTTAATAATTTTTGAGATATTTATATAATATGGGAAGACATAAAATTGATGAAGATAAAAAAAAGGTAAAGGTTTCGGTTGCGATTGACCCTGAATTACCTCAATACTTTAAGGATAAATCTATAAATTTATCTTCCCTTGTTAATAAATTATTAAAAGAATATATTAAAAATGGAAACTAAAGTTTGTAGTAAATGTAAAGAAAATAAAAATATTTGTGAATTTGGTAAGTTAAAATCTTCAAAGGATGGGTATAGGTACTTTTGTAAAAAATGTCGAAATAATATTGAAAAAACATATGAGGGTGATAATGTTTTAGAAAGAAAAAAAAAGTGGAGAAATAATAATAAAGAAAAAATTAAAAATCATTATCAAGAAACAAAACAAACTATATTAGATTATCAAAAAAAATATAGAGAAGAAAATTTAGGTAAAATAAAAGAAAGGAAAAAAAAATATTATAATATTAATAAAAAAGAAATACTTGATAAAAATAAAATATATCGAAAAAATACTAAAAATATTAGAAATATATACGAATCTAAGAAGAAAAAAAACGACCCAATTTACTCATTATTATGTGGTATGAGGTCAAGATTATGTAATTATTTAAAGATGTGTGGTATCACCAAAAAAAATAAAACCTTTGATATTGTAGGGTGTTCTCCGGAATTTCTAAAAGAACATTTAGAAACCCAATTTACTGATGGTATGAGTTGGGACAACAGGAGTGAGTGGCACATTGACCACATCATTCCATTATCATCGGCAAAAACAGAAGACGAACTTTATAAGTTATGTCATTATGAAAATCTCCAACCCTTGTGGGCTGAAGATAATTTGAAAAAGAGTAACAAAATTTTACAGTAACGAATACAAACAAAACGAGTGACTAAAACACTATTAGTGGATGGGAACAACCTAACAAAGATTGGGTTTCACGGGGTTAAAGATTTTTTTAACGGAACAAAACACATAGGTGGGTTATGGCATTTTATCAACACAATTAGACGTTTGATAGACGAAGAAAACTACGACAAAGTTGTTGTTATGTGGGATGGTGATGATAATTCACTTACCCGAAAAACATTATATCCCCAATATAAAGAAAAACGACGTATAACCGAAGATTTCAAGGATGAATCTTTTGAAGAACAAAAAGAGAGGATTAAGGAGTATTTGGAAGAATGTTATATAAGACAAATAAACGTCGAAAAAAACGAAGCTGACGACCTTATAGCGTGGTATTGTAAAATAGCGACAAACGAAAATATTACAATATTCTCGGGGGATAAAGACCTCATCCAACTTATCTCTGATAAGGTATCTGTGTATTATCCAAAAACAAAACAAACATTCAGAAACGGAGACAAAGTGATGTTGGAATATTATTATTTTCCACATCAAAATGTTCGTACCTATAAGATTTTATCCGGTGATAAGTCGGACAATATTGATGGTATATCAGGGTTGGGAGAGAAAACTTTAGTAAAGTTTTTTCCTGAGCTACTTGAAAAAACCGTTTCAGTTACCGATATTTTAGAAAAGGCAGAAATTCTACTAAAGGAAAATAAAAGTAACAAGACATTACAAAATTTATTATCAGGTAAAACAAGAACCGGAGTATATGGGGATGAATTTTTTGAGGTTAATCAAAAAATAGTTGATTTATCAAATCCTCTAATAACTGATGAAGGAAAGGAGATTGTTGAATTATATTATAAGGAAACTTTGG